GCCGTTCAGTCTTCCTATCAGTCCTTGCTTGCCAAGGGATCTCCGTTTGACGCAACCGACATCAAGGAGCATTTCCAAGGCTGCGTGCAAAGTCGAACCATGCTATTGGAACGGTTCGACGGCCTGATCGAGGACATGGAGGAGCACGTCGGAGTAGACATCAAAAGAGAGTCTTTGGTCTTGTATCGTCAGACGAGAGCGCGATTGCAACAGTTCATTCGAGCGAAGCATAACGCTTCCGACTTAACCTTTTCGCAACTGGCGGAGGACTTCGTTAAGCAGTTCGAGCAGTTCGCAACCGGAGAGGTTGGACTGAAACAAAGTACCTGCTACAACATGGTCATCCTTGTCAAGAAGGTCTGCAAGCTGGCGTATCGAGAGGGCGCGGCAGACTCCTTGCTATTCGACAATGTGCATGTAGACAAGGGAGATCGCCGATTACCCAAAGCGCTCGATAGGGACGCGTTAGACAAGTTAAAGGCGCTCTGTTTTGACGGCTGGGAGATTGACTTGGAGACAGCGCGCGATGTGTTTCTTTTCGCCTGTTACACTGGCGCCGCCTATTGCGATCTAATGGCGCTAAACCCTGAGCATCTTGTTCGCGACGACGAAGGCGCCCTTTGGCTGAAGTTCAACCGGCAGAAGACGGGTGTCCTCTGCCGTGTAAAGCTGTTGCCCGAGGCCCTTCAACTGATGAACAAATTGCATGATGAATCGAGGGATACGTTGCTTCCTCACATCCATTACATAACCTATCAATCGCATCTGAAAGCCCTCCGACTGCGGGCCGGTATCACGCTGCCCTTCACCACACACACCGCTCGACACACCTTCGCTACGCTCATCACCTTGGAACAGGGCGTGCCCATCGAGACCGTCAGCAAGATGCTTGGACATAGCACAGTGCGCATGACCGAGCGATATGCGAAGGTGACACCGCAGAAGTTATTCGAGGAGTTCGATCGCTTAATCGCCTTCACCGAAGATTTGCACCTAACCATTTAACCACAGACCAACATGAGAAGTACATTCAAGATCCTGTTCTACATCAACAGGCAGAAGACAAAAGCAGACGGCAAGACAGCCATCTTTTGCCGCATCACCATCGATGGAAGAAATACGGTCATGGCAACCGGCGAAGAATGTCTGCCAGATGAATGGAACAGCAGACAGGGTATAACCGGCGAAAAGAAAATCAATCAACGCCTCGCTGCATTCAGGGAGCTTGTGGAAAAGACTTACGCGGAAATGCTTACGAAGGGCGGTGTGGTTAGTGCAGAACTCCTCAAGAATCGCTTGCAGGGCGTTGCCGCTGCACCGACCACTCTTTTGGCTATGAGCGAAGCAGAACTGCAATCCGTTAAGGCATGTGTCGGTAGGTCAAGGTCTGAAGGCACCTATCGAAATCATACCTATTCGGACAAGATGCTTCGCGAGTGGATAGAAAGCAAAGGGCAAAAGGAGATGCCCATCGACGCTGTTACAGAAGGGATGTTCGAGGAGTTTCGCTTTTACCTCAAGAAGAAGCGGTTTACAGCGAAGACGGTCAATCGCCACCTATGCTGGTTCAGCCGATTGATGTATCGTGCAGTCAGCAAAAGGATCATTCGCTATAATCCTTTTGAAGATGCAACGTATGAAAAGGAGGAAAGGAAGATTCGCTTCTTGCAAAAGAGCGATGTAGCCAAACTCATGGCGCTGAAAGTGAACGACAGGGAAGCAGAGCTGGCCCGGTGGATGTTCCTCTTCTCCTGCTTCACCGGACTGGCCATTGCGGATATGGAACGCCTAAAGTTCTCGCACATTCAAACAGCCGCCGATGGTAGGAGATATATCCGCAAGGAACGGCAGAAGACGAAAGTGGAGTCTGTCGTGCCGTTACATCCGATCGCGGAGGCGATCCTTAGCAGATGCCGAGAGGATCAGGCGGTGAAAGAAGAAGGTGACGTCCTTGTCTTCCCACGCGGTTGCAGCCGCAGTGTGATGAATAGCAAACTGAGTACCGTGAGACTGGCATGTGGCATCAGGCAACGACTGTCTTTCCACATGGCGCGTCACACGTTCGGGACATTGTCACTCAGCGCCGGCATTCCGATAGAGAGTATCGCCAAGATGATGGGGCACGCGTCCTTATCCAGTACGCAGATCTATGCACAGGTGACGGACAAAAAGATCTCGGAAGACATGGACAGGCTGATCCAGAAGCAACAAGCTGCGTCAGAATGATTCCTGTATGGCAGGCTTAAGGTGAGAATGTAGACTTTTTTCCTTTCATCGATTAGATCTTACTACATGACTACAACAGGGGGGTAATGCGATGAAAGAAGCGTGACTGGAGGAGTTAGGTGTAGTCAAAAAAACATGACTCCTCACAGCAACCGCATCAAAATTTTTCGCATAAAAGGAGCGAGAGAAAGGGATGGCAGTAAGGAGTGAAAGTGTTTGTAAATCCGCCTTGCGGAGCTACTTGCCCTGAGCACCTCAAGGGTGGTTATGTCTTACCCTATACATGAGGACATAATTATCCCTGGCGTTCTGTATAAATTAAAGGCGATGCTTTTAAGAATGTTTTGAGTATGGGTCTTGGCAAGCCCCCGGTATCGACATCGTCCGCCATGAAACCACCGGCGAATACTGCTAAAGGTGCGTTCGATGGTGCTCCGTATCGGACTGATTGCTTTGTTTCGTTGCTTCTCTGACAGCTCTAAACCACAAAGCTTGCGGGGTGCCTTGCTTTGTTGACGATCTTGTCGCTGTTCCTGACGCTCTTTGAGGCTCTTGTTCTCTCCGAAGATGAACTCAATGCCTTTCTTCTCTGCATTGACCTGAAGCGTAGCATCGAAGGACTTGCCACTCTTAGCGGTCATACCTTCTACTTTCACTGCTTTGCCCTCCACTAGATCTTTGTATTGTTGATCAGAGAGAATGACGCCTTTGATCTCTTGAGGAATGCTTACACGGTCGGCACGCAAGGCGATAATCTCATTGGTCTGTGGGTCGATGGAGACGTAGGCTGCAAAAGGCTCTCCGCTCTTGGGTGTTACTTCGATGGTTTTGCCGAGATTGCCGGTTGCGAGTAGTTGTTCCTTCTCTTCGGGTGAGAACTTGTAGCCCATATAGGGATAGTCAAGTTGTGGCTCTTTACGCATAGCGTGTATGGCTAACCCGATATTGCCCTCATTATCTGTGCGGAAAGCAAGGCGAGCCTCTGTGTAGATAGTTGTATCTCCAATGGGGATGGCTATGCTCACGAGGTTGCTCTTCTGCCAATTGAGCATCTTCTCTAGCTCACCACTCTGCTCTAACCGCTCATGGGAGAGTCCGAGACTGTCGAGCATCTTCCAGTCTATCTTTTCTGCATCAATGGCTGTGCTCTTCTTCTGCTATGGCAGATAGTCTTCAAAGGGTACACCGACCTCTGCCAACTGCTGTCTGCTTTCAGGAGTCTCACGGCTTTGGAGTAGAGTACGCAGGTTATCCACGCCTTGCTCCACATTGTTCGCTAACACCTTGTATAGCCCGAAATGGGAGGGGTTATTGAACTGCTTGAGAAAGTTGGTCATAAAGTTCTTCAACAGTCCATCCTTGCTGTTGAACTTTAGAAATGCCGCTTGGTTGGTTGCTAAGGCTTCGGTCGTCTTAAGGTTCCCTTATCATCAATGCCCGAAACAATAGTGAGTTTCCCCGCTTCTTGCTGGTTCTTCACCTCGCTGCGATCTTCTAAGACCAGCACGTAGTTACCATTGCTATTTGCTTCCATAAATCACTCTGTTTGATTTGAATAATACCTTTCAGACAGCAAATATATATAGGAACAACTCTCCGCTTTTCACCCGAAGATAAAAAAGGAAATAGTAGGAAAACAATAGTAATTAGGTTCTTGCAGGCAGAGTTGAAGCATTACATAAAGTAATCTCGTCTAAGTCTCCATAGGGGAACTCGAAAATTCAAGGAGACTATTTTTGATTATCCAGTGAGTAATGGGGAATTTCTTCGGACTTATGATTTCATTCTTCCGAAGTTTTATTTGGTTCATCCGAGATTCTGTGTGATGACTTAACTGTGGAACAGGAAAAAAAGCTGGCTCTATCTTTAGTGCCTTTGAAAAAGTCAACCATTACTATTTTGGTGCTTATGATAGAAACCAGCTTCCTATATCACAGTTTTGGAGTACGAGACGTTATCTGTACTCGTTGTGAGTACACAGGTAACAAAACAATCATACACGTACGCCCCACACGTACGCTTCGTTGTTGCCCCCATTGCCACTCCTACACCTTGCACCTATCCGAAAAAATATGCCGTATTATTTGGCTATTCAAAATATTGTTCGTTCCTTTGCGAACAACAAGGAAGAAAGGAGAATTGGAGTGAAAGAGAAACAGTACACAACAGAGCAGGAACAGATTGCTCGGTTTGCCAAAGCAATGGGACATCCAGCACGGATGGCTATTCTTGCTTTCTTGGCAAAACAAGATAGTTGCTTCTTCGGTGATATTCACGA